ACCAAACTTTGTATGATTTAGCAAAAAACAACAATGGCACTGGAGAGGGACAACCAGCAACTAGTAGTTGGACTACTGGAGGAGATTTAAATCATGCTCGGTCTAGAACATGTGGAGCCGGAGAGGTATCGGCTGGGTTAATAATGGGAGGCTATAGTTCCAATCCTTGGGGCCATGAAAATACATCAGAAGAATACAACGGATCTTCATGGGCTGATGCAGGAGACATTGCAACAGGACGAGAATATCTAGGAGGATGTGGGACTCAATCGGCAGGGCTCTGTATGGGCGGTCAATGGGGTTCTGGCGGAGGAACTGAGGAGTATAATGGAACTTCATGGTCTGCTGGTGGTGCTCTAGGTACACAACGAATGGGTGGCGGAGGATGTGGTACTCAATCAGCGGCACTTTATATAGGTGGCGATTATTTTATTTATCAAAAGCAAACAACTGAACATTATAACGGTAGTTCGTGGTCTAATGGAGGAGATATTTCTGTGGCTAGACGGTGGGGAGCCGCCGCAGGTACTACTTCGGCGGCCGTATTCGCAGGAGGTTACGGCCCTACAACATCTTTATGTGAAGAATATAATGGTAGTTCATGGACCACCGTCAATTCTCTTCTTGCCACTCGGCATTATTGTAGTTCGGCAGGAACTCAAACAGATGCCATAATGAGTGGCGGTGGCGGTAGTTCTACTGAAAAATATGATGGTACTACATGGTCATCTAATGCTGGTCTTAATTATGCTAGAGGTGGTGGCATGTCAGCAGGAGTGCCTGCATCGAACAATTTCATGGTAGCTGGCGCCGCTGGCTCGAGTATGGGTGAGAAGACAGAAGAATATACTCAAGCTCCTGCAGATACATTAGGAACAATGTTTAATTCCGGAAATAATGGTTATTTTGTTTTTAACGGATCTTCTCATTATATTGATTTACCTGATATGGGATTTTCGGGTAATGCCGCAATATCTGTTACAGCATGGGCGCAAGTTTCTAATTTATCATTAAGAAATATGGTCTGGTCTTCAGGAATAGCTGGTAGTATGCAAAGAATTGATTTTGAAATGGGATCCCCAGTTGGACAATCTGCAGGTAATATTGGGATTCATTTTAGTGGCCGTACGTGGTCAACTAATACAGATATCATATCTGCTAATACGTGGTATCATGTTGCTTTTACTATTACCGGGTCTAGTACTTTACCAGGCAATTTAAAATACTATATTAATGGTGTAAATCAAAGTCTTGAACAAAGTCAAGGATCTGGCGACGCAACGTTAAATTTGGTTGATAGTAATTATTTTATTGGGGTAAGATCAGAAGCAAGTGCTAACAGTTCTCCAACAGGACTATATTTGGGTGGAAAAATAGCAAGTTTGCAAGTTTATAGTCAAGGCTTAACGGCAGGAAAAGTTCTTCAAAATTATGAAGCACACAAAGCAAGATTTGGTTTATGAATAATGATTCTTTAGATTTAGTATTAGAAAAAATTGATTTATCTCTTGTTAGAGAATTACAATCAGAATTAGACGATACATGGAATAAAAAACAAATGTTTCGGACTGAAACTGAAATGCGAGTTTCTGTTTTAAACGACATAAAATTTCCCACATCAGCATCGAAATATTGGCAAGCAATTAGAGAACAAGCAGTTATGTTAGAAAATCTTGTCATGTTAAGTTTTGAATATCGGCGCAATGATGTGAAATTAAGGCGCAAAAAAGAAAAATTATCTAAAGAACTAAACAATTTTAAAAAAGAAGAATTACAAATTGATATAGATGAATGCGAATATATAAAAAAATCAACAGAACAAACAGCTCATCATCGTGTTAGAGAAATTGAACATTGGTCAAGGATAAAAAAAGAATTAGATGACGGAACATTTGACACTCAAGATGTTAATACACATCAAGCAGATTCATATCATAAAAGGTATGAAATTGAAGCTAAAAATTTAACTCCTGGTACACCATTTGAAACTACTAGAAATGTTATGGCCCATTTAGAAACTAGTAAAAGATTAAGAAAAGAAAAAACTTTGTTACCTAAATAAATTTATATATTCTTTGATAATTGTTTTTTTAAGTCCCACCACCAAGAAGCAGTTTCTTCTTTTTCTGAAATAGCCATATTATAGGTAGCACGAATATCCTTTACTAATCCTTTGTTATATAATATACTTTTTGCCCCATTATGCAATGGCTTTGGCCAGTTGCCAATATCAACCCAGCAGTATCCAGATGATTCGTCGTTTAATATAGGCACAAATTCTTTATATGCAACTACAATAAATGTATTATAAAAAAAACTATTATTTTTGGCTTTGTATTGATGCAGAGGATATATTTTTACTACGGCAGGCACATTTCCGATTTCTTCCTGTAATTCTCTATATAATGTTTCGATAGGTCGTTCTTCTTTATGGGCTTTACCGCCCCAGAACGCCCAAGTACCAGGATGACTAACTTTTCTTGATCTTAATTGGAGTAATATTCTTCCAGTAGAAACTGAGAGAAAAATACATCCAGATGCTTTAACCTCCATGTAACCTTATTATTATAAGAATATTCGCCAAAAACCAGCATTAAATGTTCCTTCATAGGAATTTATCCATTCAGAGCCAGTCCATTCTAATTGTACTGATGTTGTTGTATTTACAACATATTTGGTATCAGAGGTAACACTTGTATCTAAACTTACAACCCAAGAACTACCATTATATTCAATAATATCATTCTTATTGCCGTTTCCAATTGTGCCCCATGCTCCGCCAATCGGTACAGTATCGGTTATTAGATATCGTTGTCCTGTAGCCGCCGCGGCAAGTGTACCATCGTCTGGGTAACTTAATGTCGGATTAATTATGCCAATAATAGCCGTTTCAGTATTTGCTGGTAACGTATCATTATCTAATGTAACAGTTAATTCATTGTCATTACTACCATATTGTATAGTACCAATTACATCGCCAGCGGTACTACCTGGATCTATTGATTTTCGCAATCGTAATTGACTAATACCAATGTTTATTTCGTCACCACCATATGCTTTAAATAAATCTGACCATTTTAAATCTGTTGACGTTGATCCTTGTTCTGTGTATAATGTTGCTGTAGTGCCTACAAATCGAAGTTGGTAATCATTATGTGTAACTACTATCCACTGTTTTGTTGCATCAGCAATGGTACCAGATGATTCAAATTCAGCCATTTCGGTTGGGCTGTCTGCTTCAAGTAATTGAGTTATGATAGTATGAATAAGTGTTTGCCGTCTTAAATTAGCAGGAGGACTAATATGAATTGGCATATCAAAAGTAAGGCTCGAAACATCAATTTCATCTTCAGTACCAACAGGTACAGTTCTATTCGACCATGTTACATCTGCTAATTCTACATACGACAGCGAACTCCAATCAAACGGATTATCTGAAGTATATATGTTTAAACTTGGATTATACAAAACAAGTATTTGTTCCATTAATTGTAATTTTTGTTCTGTACTAGATGTCCAAAGATCTACTTGCATAGTCATATCATATGGAACAGGCATTGATCGTTCAATTGAATATCTATTTCCTAATTCACTAGTATAAGCCTGGGTTTCTTCGTCATATTTCTTTTCATATACTGCAACTGTATCTTCAAATGCTGGATTACGTCTGCGATCAGCATTCATGGATAAGTCTGTTACATAGCAACTTAAAAAAGGTATAGTAGGAATTGTATTCTCAGAATTTTCTTTTATAATGTGAGCAGTCTGCCTATCTATATCGCCATATCGTGCAGGCACTCGTTGAAAAATATCTTCTCCAACTTCGTTCTGTCCCATTTTTACAGCGAACCCGCCGAATAGGCGGATAAATTGTAGTATATATTTTCTTATCTGTTCATCGTAAAAATAATTCATGCGTCAGTCTTTGGTTTAATTACTTCACTAAGTGGTTGTCTTGATTCATATTCATCGCCGTCAACCAAGGCAGTACCTTCATTATTAAAATATTTGGCTTTTGGAAATGTCCGCCCTTCCCATGTAGTGTTGAGTACATTATCGGAAACTTTATGCCATTTGTCGCCTCGTCTTACAAACAACCTATCTGGCACATAATCTGTTCTTAAAAAGTATTCGCCTTGGTTAGGATCGTTTGGAAATGCCGAACCTGTAGGAATTGTTTCGCCATGTTCATATGTCGGATTATCAGGATCATAATTAAATAGATGAGCAGTATCTTTAGAATTATTTGCGTTATCTTTTGCCGCCGCTTCTAATATTGCATCTGTTATTTCTAATTCTTTACCATAAGTACTGAGCTTATTTTTAATAGAATCTTCATCCATAAAGTCACCGAGTATATCTCTGAATTCTCGTTGATCTGCAATAGGTCCTGCTTTAATTCTCCATATATGCGGCCACCATGTTGGGGAAAATCCTTCTGCTGGTCTGCTTCCATCTTCTATAACATACCATCTATTAATTGCTTCTTTGTGTTCACTTAATAATAAATCATCTCGTAAATGAGGCAATTCTATTACATCACCTGACATTAACTTACGGCCTATTTTTTCTACCATATCATTAATGTGAAATGTTAGATAAATGGTATCATTTGATAAAAACAATCCAAATTGAGTTAAATCAAAGTCGTTATCACTAACATTGTAATGCCCTCTTAATTCATATATATCGGGGTCGTATTTCCTGTCTCTATTTTCTAAGAATAAAACATCTTGGATAGATGTCTCGTTTGTAGTACCATTTGCTTGATGATTGGGTTGAGAAGGATCATCTGAAGGCCCTGTTTCTTGAGGGCCCAAGTATTTGTGGATTAAAATACCGGTGCCGCCTACTAAAAATTGCTCTTTTACAACACCATCTATAAAATGATAGTCGTTACCTTTATCTTCACGCCAAAGGCTCAATCGGGGCATAACATATTCCTTTTAGATATTTATCGAAATATCATACCTCGAACGGATTAAACAATAGTATCTATAATAGCTTTAGTTATCTGCTTTCATAACTTTTTCGCTTATTACATTCTTAGTAGGAAACTGATGGAAAAGACCATGCGGTGTGTTTATAAACTTTTTACCTACACCTAAGTTACCAAGTGTAGCATCAATGGTACACATTTCTGATGAGCCAGATGTTGCGTGTTCTCTAAGTTCAAGAAGTGCATTAATTGCAATTTGTAGTTTTAGCCTGTCTTTAATGTGGTTTTGCGTCATAGGTCGGTCTCTTTAAAGTGTTTAGTTAATAATATATTATACTATATATAGCTTAAAAGTCAACCGTTTTTTAAAATAGAGAGCATTAAAAAATACTCTCTATTTAATGGATTATGCTAACTTACCTCTTACTGTTTGTTCGCCCTTCCATATTGCAGAAGTTTTAGAAAGTGAATATGCTGGCGTACTAAATTCAGCTGAATCTACACCTTCTATTTCTTGCTCAGGAGAAAGTCGAATACCTACTGTATACTTTAATCCTGCCCAAACAACAAAACACGACACAAAAACAAATGCACCAATAATAGATACACCTGTTAATTGGGTAGCAAAAGATACATCATCTTTAAATATTCCTACTGCTAAAGTACCCCAAACACCTGCAACTAGGTGAACCGATAGTGCTCCAACTGGGTCATCGATTTTGAATTTATCAAACATTGGAACGGCAACTAATACTAATAATCCGCCTATCATGCCGATTGCCATTGCTAATTCCATTGTAGGATAATCAGGTCCTGCTGTAATGCTTACAAGTCCTGCTAACGCACCGTTAAGTACCATAGTTAAATCTACTCGTTTATAGATAAGTTGTGTTGCAATTAATGTTGTTAATGCACCAGCACAGGCGGCAATGTTTGTATTTGCAATAATTTGTGCTACCGCATTTACATCTGCTATTGTGCCCATTGCTAACTGACTTCCGCCATTAAATCCAAACCAACCTAACCATAATATAAATGTACCCAATGTTGCTAATGGTAAATTTGCTGGAGGTATTAAATTTGGTGAGCCATTTTCATTATAACGACCATGTCTTGCACCTAGTAAAATTGCACCTGCTAATGCACACCATCCACCTACGGAGTGTACAATAGTTGAGCCAGCGAAATCATTAAAACCCATTTCAGATAGCCATCCGCCGCCCCAGGTCCAATTACCTTGTAAAGGATAAATGATTGCTGAAAGTACTGCTACCATTCCCATAAAGGGCCAAAACTTAATACGTTCTGCAAGTGTTCCAGATACTATACTTGCCGCGGTTGCTACAAACACAACCTGAAAAAAGAAATCACTCATACCAGAATGATCTCCATCTGTTATGTTACCATACATAATTTGGTAACCAACTATATAAAACATAATACATGCTAAAGCATATAATGTTATATTTTTTGTTAAAATTGCTGTAGTATTTTTAGACCTTACTAATCCTGACTCTAGCATGGCAAAGCCTGCCGCCATCCACATAACTAGACAACCAGAAAAAATTAATAAAAAGGTGTTGAAAATATAAGCAACGTCTGTAAAATTTTCCATATATCTCCTCTATAAAATGCTTAATTTTATAACATTCTTCTCAAAGTGTATTTATTCATTTTATAAATATTTTAATGTTTAACAAAGAATGTGTTTACAATGTGTTTATTTAAAAGGCAGGTGCATAAAATAAGTACAATATGTAAATCTGAAGGCTCTACGCCCTAAAAGGATAAAATATCTATCGAATGATAAATAATTTTTTAAACCAAACTGGCTCTGGGGGCTGGATTCGAACCAACACGCCCCTCTGCAAAGGGACAATACGTAAACAACGCATCACGTCTACCGTTTCGTCACCCCAGAGTTCGTTCTTTTATAAGATGTTCAGCTTGATGCTCTGCAAGTTCATCAAGGTCTGTAAATGTTTCATCGCATTCAAAGCAACTAGCAAATCCATATTTCTTATAAAAGTTTTCCTCATCTATCATTTCTCGTGCTTGCTTTTGTAGTTCTGCTATTACGTCATTTATTCCATGTCCACCTGGGTAGACAGGAAATACCTTATTACTACTTTTTGGCATTACATAAGCCCAGCTTTTTTCATTCCAGCAATCAAGCGTGTCATTCCTATTCCTCCTCCAACCCTAGGTTTGAAGTCATGTGTCAAAAATTCAAAAAGTTCGTGTTCCACTCGTTCTTTACCAAACAAATCAAATAGTAATTGTGCATACCCACCATCTGAAATTGTATGGAATTGATGTTTCATTTCCTGTACATCAGTAGACCGTTCAGCACTACCAATGGTTTCCATGCCGCCAATAATAACATCGCATTTATTAGCAAGCAAGCCAGTTTTTTTCACATCCATTTCACCAAGTTTCATATTCCAGAAAGGACTTGTTGATTCTGGAAAATGTGTCAGGAAAAATACATCTCCATATTCTTGATACATTTCTTCCTCATGGTGGGCATCTAATTCTGCACCAGTATATTTTGCTAATACACTTTGATACATGCCACCCGGAAAATCTAAATCTTTATATGGAGCCTTATTCCAATCACATTTAAATCCGAGATGTTTAAGTAAGTCGTTTTCTAATTTTAATAGATCATCGAAATTACCTGGCGCCTCAAATTCGAACATTGGAAAAATGAGTTCATGTCTACCTTCAACAGGATTCTGTTCTTGTCTGTAACTAGTGCTAAGACAATAACAACCTGCTATATCAGGTTTTGTAAGCAACTCGTATTCTAACCACATCTGTCCTGTTTGAGGTAATGGCCATATTTGACCATTATATTCGTAGGTTGCAACTGTGGTTGGATCTTCACAAGCCGCTAAAATACTAAGTCTATTTTGAGTGTGAACTTCTAAAAAATTTTTGGAGTCAAAAAAGGAACGAAGAAGTTTGACCGCAGTAGTGAATTCTGCTGGATCAATTAGTTGTGTAGTCAAAAAAAATTCTCCGTCTAAGTCAAATCTATGTATTTAGCATCTAAATTAAAAATACTTGACTTTAGGCAGTTAGTACCTCAACTCCACTTTCAGTAACCAGCAAAGTGTGTTCCCACTGAGCAGAAAGAGAACCATCAACAGTCACTGCGGTCCATCCGTCTGCTAGAATCCATATTTCCTGGCGCCCCATATTGATCATCGGTTCGATAGTGAACACCATTCCCTGACGAAGGATTTCTCCGTTACCTGCTGTTCCGTAATGTAAAATTTGTGGTGCTTCATGAAATTTGATACCTACTCCGTGACCACAAAAGTCTCGCACTACTGAATAATCTAAACTTTCAGCATGAGACTGAATTGCATGACCAATATCTCCTGTTGTAGCTCCGGGTCGTACTTGTTCAATACCAAGTTCTAGACATTTACGTGTTTCTTTAACTAGGTTTAATACAGAATCTGATACTTCTCCTATGATATACATCCGGCTCGCATCGCCAAAATATCCATTAAGATTATTAGTAACATCAACGTTAACGATATCCCCATTTTTTAGAATATATTCATTTGGGGTTCCGTGACAAATTACCTCATTAACTGAGGTACAAACACTTTTAGGAAAAGGCTCACCGTAAGGCCCTTTGCCGCGGCCATAGTTTAAAGGTGCAGGATAGGCGCCTTGGGCAAGGGTTTCATTATGAACCCATTCGTTGATTTGATTGGTTGTAATACCTTCAGTAATGCGTTCTTCAAGCATGTCAAGGATTTTACGTGTAAGCTGACTGCTTTTGCGGATTCCTTCTAGTTGTTCTTCGTTTTTGATGATTATTTGCATTATAAGTTATATATCAAAAAAAAATCGTTGACTTTATGATAAACAGAGTAAGTATAATATATGTATGTGGATGTGGCTGAAAGGCAAGGCAACGGATTGCAACCCCGTTTTATGCAGGTTCGAGTCCTGTCGTCCACTCCAACTAATCAACAATTAGATGTTTTCTAAGCCACTCGTCTAATGCTTCTTCAATTTGACGCAAAGCAGGATCATCAGGTAAATCGAAATCTTCTATTGTTGAAACTGCACGTTTTAATTTCTTTGAACCAACTAATACAGACATAATACCAGAAATTTTTAGTGCCTTTCGTTGTTCTTCTGGAGGCGGTTAATTAGTTTTCCGTTTTTAAATGCCCTAAAGTGAATTAAATCATTTCCTTCTTGAGGTTCTTCATAGATTTCGACCATGAACTGATTGCCGTTTTCATCTGAATATAATTCTGTATACAGTTTTTTTGGAGCATTATCTATAACAATAGTGGAAATTTCTTGAGAATGTGCAAGTCGAATATATCCTAATATTGCAAATATAAAAGCAAGGAGAATTATCCAACCCCAATCTTGTGTCTTCATCTTTTAAATGACCGTTCCACTAACATAACTACCCCAATTGCTTTTTTGTATTCATCTATATTTTCATATAATGCATCAGCAAGCCCTGCTCGAATTTTCAATTCGCTTAAGGTAAATGACCATTCATCTATATTCGCAACATATTGCCATCGCATTACTGCTTTTACAGTTTTTCCATCGATAATAGTTCGTTGAAAGATAGGATCTTTCATAAAAATCTCTTTTCGGCTAAATCATTACATATTTTTATTGTTGTTTGATCTGTTTTTGCACTTTGATATAATACTTTAAAAACTGTATTAAATATAGAATCTAATCTATTTTTTACTATCGGACTTTCATAATTTAAATCTATAAGTGTTTTATTTTGACTTTTTTCGACAATAATTACACCACCGCAATTTGCAAGATAGTCAGGTACATAAAAAATATTTTTCTCTTTAAGAAGCTCAGTAAGTTCATCTACTTCAAGTTGGTTATTTGCACCTCCAGCAATGCCTGCACATTTTAATTTTGGTATTGTTATTTGATTTAAAATTCCACCAGTAGAACAAGGACTAAAAATATCACTTTCTACTTCATATATTTCATTTGGTTTAACAAACGATATATTTGCGAAATTTAACGAACCGTATTGATATTCTTCAAATACGTTAACATTTGTATCGGTAGCAATAACCTTTGCACCATCCTTAAGGCAAAAATCAATCAATCTTTTACCAACTTTACCTATTCCTTGAACTGCAATTGTTTTATCTTTTAATGAATCAGTACCATGTAAAAATTTAATTAATGCTTTAATAGATTGGAACACTCCGTATGCGGTTGCAACCCCGCTATCTGTTTTACTCTTGTGTCCTAAGATAAAGTTTGTACTTTTTGCTATTTCTTTTAAATCGTGAATTGTAGTACCAATGTCACCAGATGTTATATATTTTCCATAAAGATTGTTTACAAGGCCGGCAAATGCTTGCCAAAGTTCTGGACTTTTTTCAGGTAGAGCATTAACGGTTGCTTTGCCTCCGCCAAAATCTAAACCAGCTAAGGCATTTTTATAAGTCATACCTTTTGCAAGGCGCAATGTATCATTTAATTGTTCGTCATTAGTTTTATACGGATAATAACGACATCCGCCTACGGCTGGACCTAATTTGGTATTATGTATTGCTATATAAGCATCCAGCCCTGTTTTTTTATCAACTCCATGTACTACTTCTTCATACCCATCTATAGATATTTCTGTAATTATCATTTTGTTTTATCCTCATATAGAATTTTGTAACGAAATAAGAGTTTTTGCAAACTGTGACCGCATGCCTAAAAATGCTTCAATTTTTTTTATATTTAAAATTGCTAATTGATAAGCATCTTGGTCTTCATTAACCTCGGCGCAATTGCCCAATCGATAACGAAGATCTTCAGAGGAATATACTTTTTCGCTACCATCATGCCATTTTAATGTTACACTCACTTCATGAGTTTTTCGATCTACGTGTATTCTTGTAAATTCTGGATTCATTATACTTTCCCCCACGGACTTCTGTGTTCTGTTGACGTTTCAACGTGTTCAGAATCTTTTACTATGTCAGCTACCATATTCTTTTCATCTCTATTTCTTTTGTGCTTTCGTTGATCAGCACATTCTTTAGATGTTATATTTTTATCAAATATAAAATGAAATAATTGATCTTCTAAAAAGTTGTAAATTGATGGCATTGGGATAAAGTATGACATGTGTGTAATAGCATCAGCTGAAAAACCTGTTGCCATTACTGCAATTCTACTTGGGATACCAATAAATTCAAATGTATCGCCACGATACACAGATCCGCCAGAATTACCAAAAATTGTTGGGGCAGTACTTAACCAATACGGATAGTTATCAATAACATCAGTAAATCCTGCTAATTGCCCTCTTGTTTGCAGAGGTGGATGTCCTAAACCACAACCAATTGCGTAGACTGGTTGAAATAATCTTAATCGTTTTTTATGTTCACCTCTAGGAAACATTGTTGCTACATTTTTAAACTTTTTTGATGTTTGTAATCTTAACAAACCAATGTCCATATCTTTATCATAACACATAATTTCTGATCTGTATGCACTATGACCTGCTTCCCATGAGCCATATTCAAAGTCAAACATTTCAACTGAACATTCAGCAAGAATATCAGTTTTAACTTCTCGTTTGAGTAATGTACTCCATTTCTTTTCTACTTTGATATTATCGTCAATTACGTGTTCATTTGTTAAAACGTAACTTTCAAAAATACCTTCTTCTTCATCAGGAACTTGTCTTGAATAAATTAAAGTTCCAGACCCACCTGCTTTAGTTGTCCGTACTCTAACAGTAGGATAAAGCATGTGTTGGTGTTTGTCATTAATGTCTTTTTCGTCAAGCATTTGAATACTCCTTAAGATTTGTTTTTTATGACTAAAATTCAAGGAGTTTAAACGGAAAGCTGGCTAGATTATAAAAGCCTGGGTTCATTTTATTCCGGTGTTTTCTCCTACGAATAAAATAATAAATGGCTTTATACTTTGGTATTTTGCCGGATGTCGTAAAAATATAACAATATTTATTCGAATATTAGTAATTCTATTACAGATACTATAATTATGTAAAATAAAAAATAAAAAAAGTTAAAATAATAGTTGACTTTTGTTGCTGTAGGTAGTATAATATTTGTAGTAGAGTTAAATGTTAACCTTTTTAGGAGCGTAAAATGCTAAAGCAACTTCAAACATACAACGTGAGTTTCAAAGAAAAAGCCTGTGGTTTTTTTCATTCTTGTTTGTTTGGCGCCCCTACTGGTTGGGCTAAAGAACGTGGAGCAACGCATTCCTTAGAAACAATAGACGGTCCTCGACCAGCACAGGTTTATAAAACATTTGCACTCATTGGAGTCGACGAGGGAGATTTTGGTAACATTATCTGGGAACGTTGGCAAATCAGCAATCTAAAACAGGTTAATTAAAATGATTTCTTTTGCAAAAATTGCGGGAATAGGAATTCTATTCTATATGTTTTTGTCAGGTATATTTACTGTTGACTTTATTGACAATGGTGAAGTAGCACTGACATTTAATGGCCTCCGTGACGGGTATTGGACAGAATTTGCTGATAAAGCAATGGCCGATGCTGATGGATTAGTTAGAGGTAATTTTTTTAAAACTGATTAATTAAAAATAAGGAGTAAAATGAAGAAAGTATTTGCTATAATAATTGCAAGTTTAATGTTTGTTTGTGCTTGCACATCTTCAACCCCTGTTTATGCAGTTGAAGAATCTAAATTAGCAACAGCCTATAGTGCAACCCTTTGGGGAGCAGGCATAGGTATTGTAACTGGTTTAGGGCTTGCGGCTCTTAACACAAAAAATGGTGAAGAATCACTTATAACTGAAAATCGAATTAGAACTAATGTTTTGCAAGGTTTTGGTACAGGCATTATATTCGGCCTTGTATATGGACTATTTGAAATAAGCGGATATAGTTATGGAGAAGATTCAGATTTTGTATCTTATATTAACCCAATAAATGATCAAGTATTAATTTCATATAACCTTAAATTTTAATATGAAAGTAAAAATCGGACCACCTAGGAAGAATAGAGCATATCATATCCATATTGATAATCATGATGTTTGGAATTTAGATCATACTCTTGCTACTATCATTCATCCTGCTCTTGTTCGTTTAAGGGAACGTGTACCAGATTTTGGATATCCAACTCCTTATTATGAAACCGAATCGTATCCAGAATATAGTCAACAAGGATCATTTGAAGAGATTTTAGACCGTGATGCAGAGAGTAAATACTATGAAGCCCAATGGATGGAAAAACTCCAAAAAATGATTGATGCATTTGCAATGGTTATTGATAAAGATGAAGAATATAATGAAATTGCTCATCATCGTGATGACAAGGACAAAAGAAATGAATGGAATCGCAAAATTGACGAAGGACTAAAACTGTTTTCAGAAAACTATCAAGGATTGTGGGATTGATAATGATTATACCTTTTCTTCCTTTTGCTATAGTAACAATAGGTTTAACAATCTATAGTGCATTTTTTTATGAAAATGATTATTGTCCTAAAGAATGGAGTTAGCCACAAGTTACAGTACAGGAAGAACAAATGCGATGCGAAAGGATGCAATCGGGTAAATCGTGGGGATTTTATGTAAAAACAGTTACAAATAAAGAAACGACTCCAAACAATTAAAGATAATCAATGAGAAGCAAACAACACGGTAGACAAGAACGACAAGAAGGTGCTATGAAACGCACCGAAGCACAACTTGCAATTTACGAGCAACAACTTGTAAACGATAAGAATAATAAAGATCTTAAGAAAAAGATCGAACGTGCTACGAAAGTTATTGAAAACACAAAGAAGAACTTAAAAGGGTAACCAACTGCCACCGTGGCGGAATTGGTAGACGCCTTGGACTTAAAATCCAATGTTCTTCGGAGCGTGCCGGTTCGAGTCCGGCCGGTGGTACCAGAATTAGAACGGTGAGGGAAGACTGAGGTGAATACCGCCCGATCATAGATATTACTATGGCGTTCATTTTTCTTAAAGGGAGAGTGTTAATTTATTTTAACACTCTCCAACTACCATTTATAACAATAAATACTTAATTGCGGGGGCAGATTGGTATCTGAGCGGGGCTCATAATCCTGCTGTAGTGGGTTCGACTCCCATCCCCGCTACCAGGAGATATAATGAGATTTATTTTAGTTATTTTATTAATATTTTTATTGTTGGGTTGTGCACCAGACCAGAAACAAACTCCATTATGGATACAGAGCCTAGAAACATTACCACCAGTAGAAGATTTTAGTAGAGCAGGAGTATTTACTATAAACAAAAGAATATATGTACAATTTTGTGATCCTAAAGGAAATCAAATATGGTTTAGGTATGATGCATATACAATGACATGGAGACAAAGTAGATATAATTCTTTAGGATGTGTCGATGGTAAAAACAGTACAGGACCAAATAGCGGATGACAAAATAATAACTCGGTAAATATAATTACATTAAGGATTTTTTATGCCACTATATAATTATACATGTAATAAATGTGGTTTGGAATTTCAAGAAAGTCTTCCTGAAGAAGATAAACTTAAACCAACACAATATTTTCAACCAGAAGAATGTGATGTTTATGTAGCACCTCATGCTGGTGTTGCTGAATGTGATCTAGAATTAAAAGAATAAAGGGAAACCGTTTAAGAAACCCTATTGGGAATGATGGAAAGAATTAGACAATTAGAAAGATGAAAAGTACACAACAGGCAAATGAAAAACGACAGGATTTTAAATGGTGAAAAAGTTACCAGAATACGAATATATGATTATCATAGCACTCCTAAGATTCGAGGATTATCAGGAGGGCAGATAAATGGTGAAACAATATTAGATAAAAATGGAAGACCTTTGCCTTATAATAAAATTGGTGAGCTCGAAGACATCATTGACGTTGAAAATCAACCACGACGTAAAAATAGATCTAAAAAATAATCTCAATGAACTTATTAAACAACATGGATAACTGGCTATACAAATATCAAGAACAACAATTACACTTTTTTTGGGCGTTTAGTGTTACAACATTAGCAGTATTTTGGAAACCTTTATTAATATCTGGGTTAGTTGTTACTGTTGGTAAAGAAATATGGGATGCACAAAATCCACCACATAAGTTTTCATGGAACGATGTGAAATGGGGAGTAATTGGTTGGGTAGTTGGACTGCTAATAGTGGGGGCGTAGCTCATCTGGGAGAGCATATCCCTTGCACGGATAAGGTAGCAGGTTCGATCCCTGTCGCCTCCACCAGGGCGAGTGTAGCTCAGCTGGTAGAGCGCAACCTTGCCAAGGTTGAGGTCGAGAGTTCGAGTCTCTTCACTCGCTCCAGGTAATATGATGTATACAGTTAAAATAGGCCAAAAATCAGTTTTCAAAACAAGTAAATTAAAAGAAGCATTTAGAGTTGTCAGAGATATTCTTAACAAAGGACAGACCGATGTATATCTATATGGAGGACGAATAGGTAGTTGGAAATAATATGCCAATATATGAATATAAATGTGAAGATTGTGGACATGAATTTGAAGAAATGCTTCATTTTTCAGAAAGAAATAATCCGTTAAATAATCAGTGTTCAATACGAATATTTGATCGTAATCATGAGCCTCAATGTTTTGATTGTAAAGGGAAAATACATTTAAAAATGAGTATGAGTTCCTTTCATTTAAAAGGTGGTGGTTGGTACAAAGATGGATATGAATCAAAACTAGAAAAGAAAGAAGAAAAGAAAGAAGAAAAGAAACCAGAGGCAAAGGATGATAAAAAACCGAAAGCAAAAGACGATACAAAGGCGAGTGTCGTATAATGGTATTACCTTAGGCTTCCAACTTAAAGACGCAGGTTCGAATCCGGCCTGGGGAGCCAAATAAACAATACTACAAAAGAGAAATATTATGGCAGAAAAAGATGAAGGCTATGAAATGGCAACACAAGTCTTTCTATATATATTTGCGGGATGTGTGTTGTTCATGATTGCATCAATACTAATAGGATTATTTGAGGTTATTCCTATTGGATCTTATGGTGATATGACCAAATTTTGTATTAATTTCTTCTATCAATCGAATTGCTTCTAAGTCATAATTAGGCGATTGGTTAAATTAAAATTGATTTGTTAGGTAAATGACACTAAAGCCAGGTCGGAGGGACGGACTCCTAATCCCTGAATGTGAATACGTGCTCTACCTAGATGAAGTTAAAACACCTCTCCAAAAAGACCCATAGTACGTGCATAGGGTTGAGGTTAGGTTAGTCTAGGCTCTGCCTAACAAATCTTTTATTATTGGTCCCATCGTCTAGGCGGCCTAGGACACCGGCCTGTCACGCCGGCAACATGGGTTCGAATCCCATTGGGACCGCCACACAGGGGTTTAGCTCAGTTGGGAGAGCGCCTGTTTTACACGCAGATTGTCACTGGTTCGATTCCAGTAACCCCTACCATGTTAAGTTGATACGCTTAAAGCGTATGATACAAAAAACATTAACTTATAGAAAGGTATAACAATGGAATGTATTACACTAGCAAATGATATAATATCAATGTATTCAACAAATATGATCATCGGACTTATACTCTTTACAGGGATGGGAGCTTGTTTAGGAGTTATTTTTGAAAAAGCTCTAAATAAAGAAAAGGTCTTATTTTAATTATTCCTCGGTAGCTCAGTTGGTAGTAGCAACAGACTGTTAATCTGTAGGTCGCTGGTTCGAGTCCAGCCCGGGGAGCCAATGTTGACAGTAGTTCAATTGGTAGAGCATTGGATTGTGGTTCCAAAGGTTGCGAGTTCGAGCCTCGTCTGTCAACCCAATTATAAAAGGAGTAATTATGAATAATAATCAAATGTTTGTAATAACAATAGTAGGAATAGTAGTTGTAGTAGCCATAGCAATGATTGTTGTTTGGTATTTCATTTAAAGTAAAGGCGTGTAGTTCAGCTGGTTAGAACGCCACTCTGATATGGTGGAGGTCGTTGGTTCAAATCCAACCGCGCCTACCATAAAAAATAAATACATTGTATATGAAAGTCATCGCCAAAAATTCCAAAGATGCTGAAAGCGTTTGGAAACATAACCACCCTGCACAAATTTCCTCACACGAGTTATACCTAATTTCAATTACAATTAATACCGCACAAAAGCAATAAATATGTATATCCTTGTGAGATAACATATGCGAGCACGTGAATTACTATTTGAAATAAGAGACGTACCTCAGGTTCAGAAAGCATTACCTGGTGATTACGATACTGGACTGGCCGGAAGCGGTCAATCGACTCAGGATAGAAAAGCACGTAATCAAATATTTTTAGGTAGATATAAACGTTATTCCGTTTGGACACACGATTTACGGCAAGAAGGAGACACATCTCATGAGTATGATATTGAAGTTACTACAAACCGCAGACCTTATATTGTCGGTTTAAGCATTCATTTAGAACCATATACTATGTATATTGAAAAAGATAAGCAAGACGTAGAAGGTCACAAAGTTCATATGGTTGAAAAAATGCCCGATGGTCCGGGTTCTGAGATAGACATGGTAGATTTTTATATTTGGACTATGAATACATTAGGTACTACTATGATATCAGATAGTAAACAAAGTAAAGGTGGTGCTTCAATATGGAAAAGATTAGCAAGTGATCCTCGAGTTAATGTGTTTGGATACTCGCCAACAACTTCTGAGATTAGTCAAGTAGATGACGAAGGTGATGCCGATTTATGGGATACATGGGCAGGTAGCGACAAAGAAATAGTAGATCAGGCTAATTCTGCAAGAAAATCTGCATGGGGAACGGTAAATTTAGATGACGCAGTTTGGCAAGTGCATAAAGACTGGCACGATGGTGTTATAACAAAAGATGAAGCCAAACAAAAAGAAGAAGAAATGAGAGCTCAAGAACTAGCAATACGCCAGGAAGCAGATAACGCTAGACAAGGTCAACATGATTCAGTACATTATATGTTATTTGCAGTTCCTAGCAATAAAAGTAAACATACTTAAGAAAATGAAATCATTATGTAGTTTAATAATGATAACAATGTTGTTAAGTTGCTCTGAACCCCCGATGTATATAAAAACTGATAACCATATATACATATGCAAAATGGGTTGTCAAAATTATCCTTCCTGGTTGAAAAACCCGAAGGTAAAAACAAAATTATGGAAACCAAAAAAGTATGAGGCACCTCATTGCTTTGATCAATGTAAAAATAAACCAATAAGGCGGAGATAATGGTGATATGTGGGAATAATTAAATGGTTGTTTGGAATAATAATAGGTATCATCTTTTTTTACATTCTATTTATAATAGTAAATAGTAAGGTGCAAGAACAAAAAAATAAAAAATTACTTTTTCCGTGTGAATATATAAGTGGTAAATGTAAGGTAAAAGTTACAGAAAAAAACTGTTCAGGCGGATTACCAGATGCTTATTGCGAGAGAAAACTTAATGAGAGGTAATATGGATGCCGGAACACAAGCATTTATTAATTAGAGCAGAAGTTAATAAACCTATTAAAGAAGAAAAAATACTTAAAAAATGGCTTAAAGATTTAGTTAAAAAAATTGATATGAAAATTATCAAAGGGCCATATATAGCATATGTATCTAAGGAAGGTAATAGAGGTATAACAGGTATTGTAGCAATAGAAACATCACATGTTGCAATTCATATATGGGACGAAGAAAGTCCTGCGTTAGTACAATTTGATGTATATTCTTGTGCTAATTTTTCAACACACGAAGTTATAATGCATACAGCATTAATGGAACCAACAAAAGTAGAACATTTATTTATAAATAGAGGTAAGATTTTTGATATCGGTAATGTAAATAAATGGAGTATAACTAAGCCATAAAAATATGGTACTTGATAATAGTATAAATGAATCCTATAAAAAAGATTCCCATACCAATTTCATGTATTCTCCTATTGGCACTTATTACCATAGGGAACATAACACAAAGCATAATAACTCTGCCTAAAACTTTCGTAGAATAAAGCTCGCCTTGAAAGAACACAAAAAGGTTTCCTATGAGTGCAACTTGTAATAACCATGCTAGTCCTAATATAACTCTATGATATTGGTAGTAATAATCTTTTAAATCAAGAGACTTCCCGGTATGATTTCGCGGAGTTAATATTTCAGATATCATGTACATTAAAAAAGGAACGAGGCAAAAAAGAACATAGGTGCCCAAGTTCCATCCGTCATTTGGAAAATAGTTTAAATTGGTTAGTGGATAACAAGTCCACCAAAATAACATGATTGTAAAAAGAGTGATGAAACAAAAAGCCGTATGTGGCCAGTAAAAGAAAACATCATCATCGGGATCATTGTTATAGTTTTTGGCTAATAATTCAACAAGATTTGTCATCAATTTTACCATAGCCAAACCTAGTACCATGAAGGCCACGGCGCCAATATGCGAAAATACCATTTTTTTGTCTCCATAAGTAGGAGAGAAATTTATGGTAAATGCATTTTTTTGTCTCCTATGTATTTATTTTATATACTATTTTTACTTTTTCGGTTGACATTATTGTTGTAGATAGTATAATATATGTACTATGAAAATATTTTTACTCGTTACTTTAGCATTCATGGCAGGATATGCATTCAGTTTTGTTAGTGCTGAATGGTATTATTTTTTAAATAGTAACTTTATTCATCTTTGTAGGTGGGCAGAATTACCAGATATAATTTGGATCTGGATGGATGAATGGGTTTTTTTTGGAGCGTTATAATATGTGTAGAATAAGATTATTTTTTGAATGTTCAGATGGATCAATGGGATTCGCCGAACACGTTATGAGATACGAAGATGACATTGCCGGTTTCATTAAACATTGGAAAACTGGTGGTCGAATGGTTATCACCGAACATATTGACTTGGTATAAAATATGCCTAAAAAATTAATAACACAAGAAGACTTTGATGCCAGAGTGTGTCAAGTTGTTTTACCTTCCGGAGAAATATGTGGTAAAATACCACATCGAGTCGGAACACGAAAAGATGGTGTCGCACAAAGAATACCATATATATGCTCTGTCCACCATCAAAATAGATTAGCTAAAAAGCATGGGCGACTTAATTATCGAGCATTAACAGGTCCTTGTTCTTCATATACTAAGCATAAAAAAACTTATTGTGAAAATAGAGATGGCCGATTAGGTTTTGTATGTACAACTAATATTGTTAATAAAATAACTGAAATGGGAACTATCTGGTATGGTATGTTAGATGTCGATCATATAGATGGTGATCCTTCGAATGATACCGCTGAAAATTGTCAAACATTTTGTAAATGTTGTCATGCATATAAAACCCACATTAACGGAGATACCGGAACACCAGGACGAAAAACTTTAAAAATTAAGATGAATTCTAAAAAGAATAAAAATTAGGTTAAATTAAGTTAACTTCAATATTTTACTCTCATTATAAATAAAATTATGGCAACGAAAAGCAATTTACTTAAAAAAGTACCGAAGAAAAAAAGGCGCATGTCACAGGTTACTGTTGATGAACAGTATACAGGACCTGAACCTGAGTTCACCGATGGTGAAGAAATTGATAAAACTCAAATCGGAGCAGGACTTAATTATTACACTTACCATAAGAATGTCAAAGACGCTAAAAAATACATTGCCGAATATCTAATTGATTATGGTCGTACTGATGAAGCAAAACAAGTTAAAGCATGTCCAGATGTTTTTATTATTTCTACCTATGGATGGATTGCTCGTATGTCTACACGTGGTGCTAAGTTTAATGTTGAAATGGATGTTATTGAAAGATTAAATAAACATGTTGAATATATTTGCAAGCAAGGTAGTCTTAAAAAAGAAAAAACTACTGTAAAACAAGAACAACGAGCCAAAGGTCCAACTATTCAAGATAGGATTAAAGATCAATCCGACGAAATGGATAGTCAATTTGTTCAATGGACTGATATGTATGTTGAAAATACAAACTTGTTTAATCCTGCTATTATTGATCCTTATGGATATTTACAAAGTTGTAATTGTACTCAAGCCCATGCACGACGCATTAAAAAAGATTGGGAGACAGAACTTATAGAATTTAAAGAAGCCCTTAAAGGAACCGACCAAGACCTTAAAGAAGCATATTCACATTTACTAAAAAATAAGCGAATGGAAGGATTAATTGAACTTATAAATAGGTTCATTGATGCTTGTGATGTTATTGTTGGAGAATCAAAAGCAACACGGAAACAACGTAAAAAGAAACCAGTAAGTGTTGAAAAACAAATTTCTAAACTCAAATATAAACAAACAGATGCAACTCTTGGAATTACTAGCGTCAATCCTATTGATATTATTGGTGCTACTATGGCAATTATATACCAGTGTAAATATCGTAAATTGGGTGTTTATGTAGCAGATGATGATCGTGGCTTTAAGATTAAAGGTACAACACTTCTTAATTTCAGCGATGCAAATTCAACTAAAAAGACCCTTAGGAAGCCTAAAGAGCAATTAAATTTTGCTAAAAAGGCAACAAAACATAAGTTTGGTAAATGGTTCGAATCAGAAATTAAAACTACTGAAACTAAACTCACCGGTCGCCTATCAGACGACACAGTTATCCTACAAACTTTCAAGTAACATAACCAGTATCCGAATAAATACTATACGGAGATATGTGTTATGGCCGCAAGAGATACTTTAACTAGAGAAATAGAACTTCGCCTAGGCGGAGGAATGATAGATGTTGAGCTAGATCCTGATCATTATAATCTAGCAATTACTAAAAGTCTAGAAAAATACAGACAACGAAGCTCTCAAAGTACAGAAGAATCATTTGTTTTAATGGAACTTAAAATAGATGTATCTGAATATACATTAGCTGACGAAGTTATTGAAGTAAAAGATATTTATAGACGAGTAACTGGATCATATAGTTCATCTGGTAATGATATAGAACCATTTGAAGCGGCTTATTTAAATACCTATCTATTACATTCAGGAAGGGCAGGTGGATTAGCAACATTTGAAGCATACGCCGAACATAGAGAACATTTAGGTAAAATGTTTGGATCAGAAATTTTGTTTGATTATCGACCTCAGAGTAAAAAGTTACGATTGCATAGACGTATAAAAGCAGATACAGATGTTGTTCTTCATGTTTATAATTATAGACCCGAAGAAAATTTAATTATAGATACATATTCTGGTCCGTGGTTAAAAGACTATTCACTGTGCCAAGCAAAATTAATGTTAAGTGAAGCAAGAAGCAAATTTGGTGCTATTGCTGGACCCCAAGGAGGCACCACATTAAATGGTGACGCCTTGCGTCAAGATGCCATTGCAGAAATAGACAAGTTAGAACAAGACTTAACTCTCCACAACGAAGGTAGCGATCCTCTTGGATTTGTCATAGGTTAACAGACTACTTAACCAGCAAAATTGCCCATTTTTCCGCCTTACCGATAAATACATAAAAGTTTAAACAAGTTAATTCCATTATTTAAAGGAAAGAATTATGGCAACATTAGTATCACCAGGTGTGGCGGTATCAGTTATAGATGAAAGTTTCTATGGCTCTGCAGGAGCAGGAACGGTTCCGCTGATTATCGTTGCATCATCACAGGATAAAGCAGATGGCACAGATTCAACTGCAACAGCAGGATATACTACTTCTGCTACAGCAATTAAACCTCATCTGATTACAAGTCAACGAGAACTGCTTCAACAATATGGTAAACCATATTTTAAATCAGTATCAGGAACAGTTCAACAAGGTTATGAGACAAATGAATATGGTTTATTGGCGGCTTATTCATATTTAGGTGCCGCAAACAGAGCATATGTTATGAGGGCAGATGTTAATACATCACAATTAGAACCTTCTTCAACAGAACCAACAAGTGCTCCGCCTAACGGTGCATGGTGGTGGGACTTAGGAAACACTACATTTGGTCTTTTTGAATATAAGCAAGTTAGTGTAGAATCAAGTGCATGGGTTGCACAAACAGTTACTATTCCAACTGCAACAGACACAGATATAGACGGCAGTGATCTTCCAAAAGCCGCATTTGGCAGTGACGGCGATTATGCCTTAGTACCATACGACGCGGCAGGAGTTCCTCTTACTGCACCTTCATATTATAAAAAAGATGCTGGTGTATGGGCAACAGTAGAAAGCGGAAATTCAGGTATCACAGCAGTATGGGTTAGACCACACTATGATCCACCAGCCGCTCCAAATATCGGCGATGTATGGATTAAATTAACTACTGCAAATAGTGGAATGAATATTTCTTATAAAGAATACAGTACAACATCAACTGCATGGGCTTCAAGAACAGTAGGCGTATTTGCAAGTGATGCAATGGCATGTATACCTGGTAATATTACCTCTGGTACACAAGCAACGGCAACAGCGGTAGCAGGAACAGGTGGTAGTGATGCTTTGCAAACAGCAGATATCACACTCGTTGATGGTGGTTCTGGTTATACCGAAGCTCCAACAGTAGTAATAACCGATCCAAATGGTTCTTTAGCCGTTGCAACTGCAACAATAGGAACAAATGGTAAAGTAACCGGTGTTACAGTTACTACTCCTGGATCAGGCTATACAACGGCCGCAACTATTACATTTATTGGCGGCACACAACCTGCGGCAGATTCAGTTTACATTCGAAAAACTTCAGATGCTACAGCAGGCGGTGCCGGCGAAATACAATGGAATGGCGGAACAACCCATGTAGCAGGAACAGAAGAAACAATAGCATTCTATGTATTTCCAGGATCAAGTGCAACTTCGGCGGCGTTAGGTGCCGCATCAGTGCCGATTGCATTAAATGCAGACGGAACAACACCAACTGCTGACAAGGTAATTCATGCATCAAGTGCCCCAACCGCAGTAGCAACCGATGGTACTTATTGGTATGATACTACTCTTGCATTAGACATATATAAAAAAGCATCAGGTGCATGGCAAAAACAAGCAGTTTCTAAATATGGAACAACTGCTCCGGCCGGTCCTAGTGATGGTGATGTGTGGATAGACACCAACGATTTAGATAATTATCCTGTTATAAAAGTTTATGATAGTGCAAATGCAATATGGACTACAAAAGATAATACAGACCAATCTACTGCTGATGGAGTAGTTTTTGCAGATTTAACACCAGATACAGGTGTTACAGCAGGACAAAGTCCTACTAATTTTTATAGTGGATACCCAAATCCAGCAATTTATCCAGATGGTATGTTTGCTGTTAATGGAGCAAGAAGTTCTTATCATGTACGAAAATATGATGAAAATGCAACATTATCAACAAGTGCCGCGGCGGCATGGAAATGGGTTACAGCCGCAGGTAATAAAGCAAATGGTGCCGGATTATATGGCAGAAAAAGTCAAAGAAAAGTTGTTACTACAGCGATGCAGGCCGCATTAACCTCATGTGTAGCAATAAGAGAAGAGTCGTATACATTTTCAATTATTGCATCTCCGGGTTATCCTGAGTTAGCAGATGAAATGAATACATTAGCAACAGATAGAAAAAATACAGCATTTGTTGTTATTGATCCTCCTTTCAGACTTGCAACATCAGGTGTAGCAAGTTGGATGCTAGGTACAAGTACTACAGAAAATGGTGAAGATGGATTAGTAAGTAAAACAGCATATTCTGCTGTTTATTATCCTAGTGCATATACTACCGATTTAGATGGTAATACTGTAACATGTCCAGCATCACATATTGCATTAAGAACATTTGCATATAATGATGATATTGCGTATCCGTGGTTTGCTCCGGCAGGCTTAACACGTGGTGTCATTGCTAATGCTACAAATATTGGATACTTGGATTCAGAAGACGAGTTTGTACCAGTGGCATTAAGTGGT